GGCGGGCCGCGGTGCGGACGCGCTGCAGAGCGCGGACCGGGCGCGCGACGACCGCGGCCAGGCGGAGGTTCTTGGCCTCCTGCACGCCGATGAGCACCGCGCCGACGACGGTCGCCAGCAGGTGGGCGATGTGGCGGCGGTCCTTCTCGACACCGGTGGCCTAGTCGATGTTCGCCGAGTAGATCCGCAACAGCGCGGCGACGAGCGGGCGGCGCTCGGCTGGGGAGCTCACCTCTTGCCGATCTCGCGCAGCTTGGTGATCGCGGCGTTGATGCGCGCCTTCTGGACCGGGCCAGCGGTCTTGAGCTGCTCGCGCAGCAGCTTGATCGCGGCGCGGACCTTCTCGGGGCGGGTCTTCTTCGCGGGCAGCGGCGTCGCCCGGCCCACCGCGGTCCGGAAGTCCTCCATGGGGAAGTTCGGGTCGCTCTTGCGTCCGACGGGCGCGCAGACCTCCTTGTGGCCGAGCACTCGGGAGACGGAGACGTCGTAGTGCTTGCACAGGGCGGCACAGAGCCGTGCGTAGGCGTCGTACTGGGCCGCGGACCAGATGCCCACGCCGGGGTGCTCGGCCTCGATGCCGATGGAGTAGGCGTTGCTGTAGTCGCGCTCGCGGACCTTGCCGGCGTGATAGGCGAGGCCGGCTGCGATGACGTAGACGGTGCCGTCGCGGCCGAGGCCAAGGTTGGCCAGCGGTCCGGCGAGGTCGGAGCGGCCGTCACGCACGACCCGCATGGACGGGTAGTTGCCAGGCACAGCGGCGTTGGTCGCGGTGTGGTGCGCCACGATGGTACGCACCGCGGCGAGCTGGCCGTGGCCGCGCGAGCGCCAGCCGGCGACCTCGACGACGTTGAGGCCGGACTTGCGGCAGGCGTCTGCCAGGTCGGTGAGCATCACGGGTTGCCTCCTGTGGGCAGTTGCGCCACCGGGGCGCAGATGAGGTTGACGGAGCCGTCGGAGTTCACGGAGAAGCCGCGCTGGTACTCGCCGTCGGGGCAGGCGTAGGTGCCTGGCTGAGCAGTGCCGGGAGGACCAGGTGGACCGGCAGGACCCGCAGGTCCCTGCGGCCCGGGGTCGCCCTTCTCGCCCTTCGCACCATCGGCTCCAGCGGTTCCAGTTGCCCCAGCGCTGCCCGGCGTCCCGGTCTCGCCATCGACGCCAGCCGACCCCGTGTCGCCCTTGGGGCCACGCGGACCCTGGGGGCCAGCCGGACCCACTGGACCCTGAACGCCAGGAAGGCCAGGCGCGCCAGGAGTTCCGGGAGTCCCCGGGATCGGCGCAGGACTGCAGCCCTCGGCCCCCGCGCACCGACGAGCGTTCTCCTCTGCCGACGCCTTCACCTGACCGAGCTGGTCACGAAGATCCGCCCGATCGGTCTTCGAGACCGCCACCTTCTCTTCGAGCCGGCGGATGTCACCAGACTGCCGGACGACGGCGACAACCGAGCCGACGAGCAAGGAGAGCGCGAAAATCGCGACGGCTCCCCAGATGACGTAGGCGGCAACTACCTTGCGGCGAGAACTAGCGGGCATGGTGATCATCTCGTCAGGAGCGCGAAGACGGCGAGGGCGACTGAGGTCAGGCTCGAGAACGCGGCGATGCCGATCCCGAGCCAGATCGTGATGTTGCGGTCGGTGCGCTTCTCGGCGCCCGATTCGAGCTTCTCGACGCGGGCGGCGAGGTTGGAGTGCTCGCGGTGGGAGACGTAGCGGGCGTCCATCGCGTCAAGGCGGGCAGCGATTCCCCCGACGTCGCCCTTGAGGTCGGCGACATCGTCGCGAAGGTCGGCACGGAGTTGATCCATGCCGCGCTTGAGTTCCCAGCCACCGGGCTCGTCGACCATCAGGCGGAGATCTCGTACTCGAACCCGAAGGAGAGGATGTCGCCAACCGCCCAAGTCCACGGGACAACGTTGGTGATCGTCGAGCCCATGTTGGTTCCGACCAAGAAGACGCGGTTGGCGTCCACGGTCACGGCAACTCCGGCTGTCCGGCTTGCCGAACCCGCGGAGCTGTCCAGGAAGAAGGCCCGCCCGACCGGGAAGTTGCTGTCCCACGGCGCGGCCACAGGAAGCGGTAGGCCGATCAGGTACGTGCCCGAGTATGTCGTGGTCGATCCCATGACGATCTTGACCAGCCCTCGGGCCAGGGTTCCGGTCCGGACGTAGCGAGCGGTCATCGTGCCGTTTCCCAAGACGAGGCCGCCGAGGGATGGGGAGTAGGACTGCCAGATGCTTGGGAGCGCGGTCCCCAAGGCCGTGTCGGCGGTGGTGGCCATGTCCTGGAGGTCTTGCCTCTTCGGCACTCCCGATGGGTCGGGGTAGTAGATACCGCGGGGCGTGAGTGCCATCGTTCAGGCTCCGTTCCACATGGGGTTGGCGTCGAAGTCGTCCCAGGTCTTGCCAGCCCAGGCGGTGTCGAAGTTGGCCCAGGTCTTCCCGACCCAACGCGCGTCGAAGTCGGCCCAGGTTGGCGGGAGGACCACCAGGTCGAGCGCCTGCGTGACCTCGCCGGGATCGCCGCCGTAGGAGACCTTGGCGATGAGGATCTTCGAGTCGAGCCCGGTGATGGGGTGCTGTCCTCGCAGGACGCGTGCAAGGTCGTGACCCCAGTCGAGGCGGCACTGGACGCCAGTCACCTTCCATAGGCCGCCGCCGGCCACCCGTGACCACAGGTAGTCGGCGATCTTCGCCGCCTCGGCTTGGGACTGCACCCAGGTGGAGAGGTCCACCGAGATCGGGCGTTTCGCAAGATCGGCTGTCGCGCCGCGCTCGATCAGTGCCGGAGTCTCATAGGACGCGACCTGAGCGGCTCGCAGGATCAGCGCCGGTTCCCCGTTGCCGTCAACCAGGTACATCGTGGCGTTCGTCAGATTCCGGACCTTCACGGTCGCGCTGGTGGTCGAGAGCTGCACGGCGTTCGCGAGGAACTGATTCCCGCTCAACGGGGAACCGGTTCCGTTCGGGTTGTCGAACGCGATGATCGTGGAGCGCTGGGACCACAGCGGATCTGCGGCCGTGGGGATCACGAACCCGGTGAAGAGGTTGATCGCAGCCCGGTTCTCGAACACCGCTGGGATCGTGATGGTCTGTCCCGCGGGCACGGCGATGACTTCGCTGGCTCGCCACGCCTCGGCCGCCAGGGTTGAGGACCCGATAGGAACCTTGGTGATCGACGGCGGGTAGTAGGTGACCTCGACCCGATCGGCCGAGTCATCTGGATCAAGAGACCAGGGGAGGTCGGCCCATTCGGCGCCGATGTCGGTGGTCACCCCTGTGGTGCCCACGCCTGCGAGATCGTCGCGAGTCAGAACTCGCGCGACACCATCGAGTCCCAGCAGGGTGGCTGCGCAGTAGGCGGACGAAAGATCCTGGATCGCGGTCCACGTGTCCACCTCCGGCGGAACCATCGGGATTCCGACGTCTGCTGACAGCGGCTTGAGAAGCGCCTTCGGGGCCGCCCACAATGCCGGGTCATCGGCCGCAGCAAAGGGGGTGACCTGCAACGCCGCAAACTGCCCGAACGGCATCGGAGTCGGAATGCCTGTCCCCGGGATCGGGTCCGTGATGCCGGCGGCCACGTAGATCTGCTCAAGCCAGTCGGCGAGCGCCGAATAGGTGACGGCGTGAGTCGATGCCGATGACCAGCCCGCGCTCGGGCTGGACCTGACTCGCGCCTGAACCTGCGTCCACGTCCCCGGCGTGTCAGGCGCCAAGGTTCGAACGAGCTGCACCTGAATGCGATTGGGCCACGTAGCGGACTGCTTCCCGACGAACGTCTTCACGTCGGTGACGGCGCCGAGATTGTTCGAGACGGCAACCGTGTACGTGTTGGTGGCGTGATCGTTGACGACTCGCACGATCCAGCCCTGTGCGAAGTCCATCAGGTAGCAGGTGCCGACAGCGTTCAAGGTGAACACCACGCCGCTGCTGGACTGCGCGAGCTGGTCTCGGATCGGACGCGGCCCGATCTGCCCATCGGAGATCAGCAGGAGGCTCGAGTTGGTCGCCGCCCCAACTGCCGCGTCTCCAGTGAGCACCTGCCAGCCCGAGGCCGTCCCGCCGCTCACGTAGGGCGAGATCGGGTAGGTGGCCGTGGGAAGTATGCCCAGTCCGCCATGCAGCGGCGCAGCCACCAGGGCTGACGAGACAGGGGGCGGGATCGGCGGAAAGCCCGCCTGATCCAACAGGCGCCCCAGCGTCCACGCCGGATCGATCGGCGCCAGGGGATCGAGGATCGGGCTCGTGTAGTACTCCAGGGCCTGCACCTTCTGCCGGCCCAGGTACTGCGCCTCAAGAAGGTCGACCGACACCACGGTCGACGACAACGTGCCAGTTGTCTCGTCGGTCACCCACGACCCCAGCGGGAGATTGGCGCCTCCGGCCGGGTCCTCGACATACAGGCTCGCCGCAACGCCAGAGGCGACCCTGCTTGAGGCCGTTGTCGACCATGGCGTCGCCCGTGCGCTCGGTCGAACCGTGACGGATGCTGAGCCGATCGAGAGCCCATTGCGCTGGCGGATGTTCCCCGGGATCGTTGAGGTAACAAGCTCTCGCTCAAGCGACCACGACGTCACCGCCGCCCCGGTGAGCCAGCCCGTCCCCGCGACCGTGAGCTTGACCGACGGCAGCAGATACGACGCCGGGCTCTGCCCCCAGGCCATCAACCCACCTCGCGCACAGTCAGCGAGTAGTCGTGACGCCAGTAGCCGTCATGCCGCATCGTGAGCGTGTCGCCCGGGTCCTCAACATCGACCTTGCACGGCATCCCACTGCCCTCGCCGTGCACGAACACCGTCGGCAAGGTCGGGTTCTCGGCCAGCATCAGCCCCGTCGACCGGGAAGCACCAGCAGCCGCAGTGATCGTGATCGGCCCATCGGCAGTCGGGGTGAACGTGACCGTCCCGCGGCCGCCAACCCCACCGAGGACCGTGTTCGTGCCACCGGGCCGGGACACCGTCAACGCCGTCAGACTGATCGGCGCGGTCGTCCAGCAAGTCAGCGTCGTCGAGACCCCACCGCGCACGTACCCGGTCACGACCTGCGAGGGCGCCAACGTCGGCAGCATGATGCCGCCGCAGTTGATCGCCGGCAGCGTCGACCCGTAGCACGACTGCTCCGGCAGCATGTTCGTCGCCAGCACGTCATCCGAGGCGAAGTAGACATCCGTCTCAGCGCCGATCGCCGCCCGAGCAGCCGCCAACCCAGCCGACGCCGCATACGGCACCGACAGAGTCCAAGCGCGTCGGGCCAACCGAGCACGCTGCGTGTACCGATTCCCGTCGAGCGACCGAAACTCCGACCGCGGACGGTCACTATCCACCCCGACGCCCGGGACGACACCCTCGAGCCGGATCCACGTGCCATGCAGACGGATCCGGTACGGGGAGCCAGTCGGTGCAACCAAGTCGGCCACTAGTGTCCGCCCTTCCGTCTAAGATCCGATGCCATGCGCGCACTGCAACTCGTGACCGGTCTTGCCCTCACCGTCGCTCTCGTCGGCTGCTCCAGCGACGACGGCAAGAAGGCCGACGAGGGGCCAGAGGCCAAGACGCAGGCCGCTAAGCCTGCGACGCCGGAAATCGTTCGCTCGGGCTTTGGGCAGAGTGGCCAGTACGTCCAGGCCATCGTCGTTTTGAAGAACTCCGACGAGGCGTCGGTTGGAGAGTTCGCCGAGGTGAGCGTCAACTTCAAGGACGCGTCAGGCGAGTTGGTCGCAACCGAGACGCAGACTGAGACGTTCTCCTGGGTTGGCCAAGAACTCGTCCTGCCGGTCTGGCTCGATCTCGCGGATCAGCCCAAGGTGGACATCGCCTCGATTGAGCCGACAGTCACGATCAGTGACTATGGGTCCTCGGCGGACGCCGCGCAGCCACTCGACGCGGTGGAGGCGTCGGATATCCGCGAGAAGTACGGAACCCCCACCGCAAAGTTCGTCCTGAAGAACACGACGTCCGAGCCCATGAAGGATCTCCGCGTCGGCGTGGTATGCGAGAACGCGGCCGGCGAAATCGTGGGCGGAAGCTCCGAGTACCCCGAGCTGGTGCCCCCCAATGGGGAGATCGTCGCTGACGTGAGCGTGACAGTGTCATCGATGCCGTCCAGGTGCACGGCGTTCCCGAACTACGGCGACCTCTAGTGCCGCTTCTCTGATTGCCGCTTGCCGATCGTGTAGATGCGAATCGCGCCCTCGTTGCCGACCTTCAGATACATCGGCGACTCCTGAAACGCCTTGCGAACATCTCGACCGATCGCCTTGATGGACTTCTGTAGGTCGGCGTCAGCGCGGTCGATCTTGGACCCGTAGATCGAGTTGGCCGCGACGAGTCCCGCCGTGCTGGCGTCAGCATTGAAGGACGCGTAGGAGTTCTTCAGCGACGCGAGCTGCGGCTTCGTCATCTGCAAGAACAGATCTGCGATCCGGCCGCCCTCCTGGGAGCCGTACCCAGCGATCTCGTTGATGAGCGCGCCTGGCAGACCCTTCTTCACGAGCGCGGCGAGCTTCCCAGCGAACGCCTTCATTCGCGAAGCGATCGCGGCGGCGGCGTTGACCAACGCACCCGGGCCCTGGGATAGGCCGAACTCGTTCAGCCCGGCCATCTCGCTGAGGTTCCACTCGCCACGCAGGCCAGAGGTCAGGGAGTCCCAAAGGTCATCGCGGGCCGAGATGAGGTTGCGCAGCTTGTTTGCGCTCGTGACAGCCTTCTGGATGGCGGCGATCTGTGCCGCCATGCCCTTGGTCAGTGAGCCCTTCTTGGCGGCAGCGTTGATGCGATCAAAGACCTTCTTTAGAGCCTTGACGACCTGGTCGCCGCCCTTGCTGATGCCAGTGGCGAACATCGCCATCAGGTTCTTGCCTGGCTTGCCGCCATTCCACTTCCGGAGGGGGCCCTTCTTCACTGGCGACCAAGGGACCAGTGGATCAAGGACTGAGAAGACGCCCTTGGCGGCGTTCGCGAGGTCCTCGGCCTTTGACTTGATGCCGTCAATGAAGCCCTGAATCAGGGTCCTGCCGGACTCCAGAAGGTAGGTTCCAAGGTCGCCGAGTGCGGTCGTGATTCGTCCTGGCAGGTTCGTGAACCAGGTGACGACCTGGCCGATCTTGTTGCCGACCTTCTTGGCGAAGTCGACGACCGCCTTGCCCGCGTTCCAGACCGCAGTCCCGAACGACACCAGGCCCCGGATTCCCGTGGCGATGTTGCTCGCGATGCCGCTGATCGCCGGGCCCATCGTTCGGATCACATACCCGATGAACCGGATCACGACAGGCAGAACCTTGCCCGCGATGGTCGTGTAGAACTCGATCCACTTGCCGACCAGGGTGCCGACGAACCCGACAACCTTCCCGATCGTCGGACCCCACTCCCGCAGCTTCGCCAACATCTGCTGGATCGCGGGCAGGATCGACGTCCGGATCACCTCGAACAGCGAGTCGAAGACCGGCTTGAGGTTCTTCCCGACCTTCGCCGCCAGGTCCGCCACCGCGGGAGCGACCTTCGCGTACAGCCATGTGTACAACGCCGAGAGGATCGGGACCACCTCGGTCCGGAAGATCCCGAATGCCTGCGAGATGATCGGCGCCAGGTTCGTACCCAGGTACTCGCCCAGCGACTTGATCGCCGGCAACACCCGGTCCGTGATGAATGCGCTCATCGCCTGGAACACCGGCAGCGCCTTGGTCGCGATCTCGCGACTGAACCCGGCCCAGTCGACACGACCAAGGCGGGTCATGAACTTCCCCAGCGCAGCACCGGCGCCCGCGAGCGACTTCCCCAACGATGCCGCAAGGTCACTGCGCGCGAACGCCGCAACGAGATCGCCGACACCATCGCGCAGTCGCATCACGACCGGCGCGATCTTCGAGAACGCCGCACCGACGACCTTGCCGACCTTCTCCGCAACAGGGCCCAGCGAATCGAGTCGTTCGGTCAGGCCACTCAGGAACGCCGGCAGGCTCGCAAACGCAGGCCCCAGCAGCTTCGCACCAAGGCGACCCAACGCGGCCTGCATGTTCGCAAACGCACCCGAGACCGTCTTCCCCGACTCCAGCGCTGCCCCGCCGAGGCCCTTCTGCATCGCCTTCTGGAAGGTCGCGAAGTTGACCTTGCCCTCGCTCGCGAGCTTGAGCGTCTCCTCGGCGGTCGTGCCGAGTTCCTTGCCCAGGAGCTGCACGATCGGGATGCCCGCGTCGTTGAGCTGGGCGATGACGTCGCCCTGGATCTTGTTCGATGCGGCGACCTTTCCGAAGATCGAACTCATGCTCGTGAGGTCGACACCTGCGATGGTCGCGGCGTCGCCAACAAGCTTGAGGGTCTTCTCGAGTTCCTTGCCGGGCTTGACCCCGGCTGCGACCGTCGTTGCGGCCACGGTGGCGGCCTCATCAAGTCCGAAAGCAGTCCCCTGCACTGAGGCCAGTGCGTTGTCCATGATCTTCTGGACCGTGGCGCCAGAGTGACCCAGGCCCTTGAGCTTGGCAGTCGCCTGCTCGATGCCCTTGAGGCGGTTGAAGCCCTTGAACAGGGCGGTGCCGAGGGTGCCGACGATGGCGCCGCCCGCGGTGACCGCGCCAACCTTGAGCGTCTTCGTCAACGCGCCGGAGAGCCGTCCGCCGATGGACTTGCCGGCGCCCTCGGCTTCGCGGGATGCCCCGGAGGAGTCGCCGAGCGCCTGCTTGATGCCAGGCGCGATCTTCGAGGTCTCAGGAACGATGGAATGGGGACAGGTACGCCACGCCCAACTCTGTGCTCATACCCCACCCACCTCCGATCTGCCCGACCTAGGGCGACATCACCTCCCCGGGGAGGCGGTTGTTCTTGCGGACGTTGCAGATCAGGTGTGCGAGCGCGTAGTTGCCGACGTCGTCGGCGCCGCCCTTGGAGCGGGGGATGACGTGGTCAACCGACGGGCTCAGGGGATCGGGGAAGGCGATGTCAAGATCGACCGTCTCGCTACAGAGACTGCAATCAGTTCCGTCGCGCTCGATCAAGATCGGGATGAACCTGCCGAGGTGTGGCCGCGAGTGACTCGAGCAGAGCGTCGCGTCGGCCCGCTTGCGCCGGCCCGACGGATGCACCTGACCGAGGTCGATGAGGTCGCCACAGAGGACGCAGATCAATGTGGCTGGGCGGCTTCCTTGGTGCCATGAGTCGACGACCTGACATGCCCCCGAGCAGTGCTTGCGTCGTCCGCGGCCTGGCTCGACGGGCCTGCCGCAGACGGTGCATGACATGCCAGTGGGTGACCACTTGTATCCGAAGGGCTTGGCTTCGCCAGTTCTCTGCCACTGGGAGTAGTGGCTGGCGCACCAGTCGCGTTTCCGAGAAGGGTTATCGCAACCATCTACGGAGCATCGAGGCCGACAGGAAGGACCGCAGAAGACGGCCTGCCCAGGGCCACTGATGTCGGCCCCGCACCCCTTGCAGCTTCGGGCAACCGTCCCCGTGAGGCGCCAGCGCTGGTAGTGGGTGCGGCACCAGCCGCGGGCGAAAGATTCCGAATCGCAATCGGCGACCGAGCACATAAGGCCGAGGCCGCGAAAGGCGCCTCCGGCCAGCGGGTCCCCATGACGCTTCCAACGGCTGTAGTGCATCGAGCACCAGCCGCGGCGGTCTGTCGGCTTCTCGCAACCGTCAATTGAGCATGTAGCGTTAGCCACGTCGAACTCCCTTGTAGTTCGGCCATGCCCCGGGCTGGTTGCCGCCAGCGCCGGGGTCCCTTGCTTTCACACTCTACCGGCCATTTCGGGGTGGAGGTTGAGGTACCACGCCTCCATGTCTTCGAGGCTGTCGAAGCCTTCGTTGGCGCCGATCCGGTCGACCTCCGTGTCGCCGTCCTCGAGCCCGCTGACGCCTTCGGGCCTCAGCAGCTCGGGCTTGTACTTGCCACCAAGGAACTGACTCAGGTCGTGGCGAAGTAGGCGCAGCTCGTTGACCGCCGCGACGATGGATGACGTCGACAGAGGGGCCCATTCGTAGAGCGGCTCGATGTCTTGCGCCACGGCCGAGTCGCCAGGGAGGTGCCGCGCCAGGTCGGCGACATCGAGCAAGTGCATCCCTGCGCGCCACAGCGCG